GTTTTGTTGGTGCTGAAACAGCGGCTGAAGCTTCTGGCCAAGCTGCACAAACAGGGGCAACAATTGCAGGTGAAGCAACTCGTACCAGTGTTACTGCTGCGGGTGGTTTGGCTCGATTGGGGTTAAAAGCGGCTGAAGCTATCAAGGGCATCATGATGTCAGCATGGGAAGCAATGGCTGGTGCATTTAAAGCAATGGTTGCTATTCCATACATTGGTCCAATTCTCGCCGTCGGTGCTGGTGCGGCTGCATTCGGTTTGGTGGCGGGTCTAGCCGGGAAGATCAAATCTGCTCGAGGGGGTTACGACATTCCATCCGGTGTAAATCCTGTAACCCAACTTCATGAAGATGAAATGGTTTTACCTTCCCAACATGCAAATACCATTCGTGAAATGGGTAAAGCCATGCGTAGTGGTGCAAGTTTTGGAGCAGCTGCTGCAGCTGAAGGTGGGGGAAGTGGGCCAGTTATTAACCTTGGTTTTCTTGATACCAAAGGTGCAGATCGTTGGTTAAAGAAAAACAGTAAAGCAGTTGCGGACAGCTTAAAGGGTTATCGCCGTAATTTTGGTAAATAAGGAGGTGTAAGTGTCAAACGTATTATTTCCAGAATTACCCGGTCTTGAATGGGATACCTCATTAACTCCGATGTTCAATACCAAGATCATGACTTCCATTAATGGCCGAGAACTCCGCGCGAGTTTTCAGGCTGCGCCGAAATATGAAATCTCGTTGTCTTACGCTTTCTTGCGTGAAAATAAGGGAAGAACTGAATTTCAGCAACTTCAAGGATTCTATCTAGAACGCCGTGGAGCTTTTGATTCATTTCTTTATAAGATGCCTGATGATAATCAGTTTAATTGTACATTTGTTGGTGACGGCTCTGCTACAACATTCCAGCTATATAAGCATATGTTTATCAGTCAATTACCCTTAGGTAATACCGAAGAGCAGATCATTGGTGCAGTAGATCCAAATATGTGGAATCAAACACCAGTTAAAACGATGTGGAATAACAATCAAGAAAAGCCGATGTGGAATACCGCATCTGCTCAAGTAACAAGTGACGGTAAATATGTACTTTCAGAGCCACTGGAACAAGGTATTGAGATTCAGATAGCAGGTACATATTACTACCGGTGCCGGTTTAAAGATGACACTCAGCAATATGTCAATTTTATGCACAAACTTTGGAAGGCTGGCAAGGTTGAGTTAATCGGTTCATTAGGAACAAAGATATGAGACAAGCATCACCAGAACTTATCGCCTTGTTAGATGCTGATCAGTTCATTATGGCCGATCTGTACACTGTTACGACCATACAGGGTATTGAGTATTGTTATACAAGCTATGACGTTAATTTGACCGTTCAGGGTAAGGAGTTTCGTGCTGATGGTCCAATCATTAGCCGAGAAGGTACTAGCCTATCTTTAGGCATCGAGGTGGATAATTTATCTATCACAATAGAGACAAATGAAGATACTAAATTTGGCGATGTACCCGTAGCTCAAGCTTTTCATAACGGGATATTAGACGGAGCACGTTTTAAGTTGGAACGTGTATTCATGAATATGCATACCCCAACGAATACCAGTGCCGGCACACTCGTTTTATTTGAGGGCCGTATAGTTGAGCCTGAGCTTGATCGATATGAAATTAATGCAAGTGTGGTTTCTGATGTAGATCATTTAAAGCTTCAGATGCCAAGAAACTTATATACAGCAGGTTGTTTAAATACCTTATTTGATAATGCTTGCGGTCTATTTAGTGCTGATTATGCCGTTAATACGTCTATAGCAGTAAATAGTACACCTAACAGAATTCTGTGTGAGTTAAGCCAGCCGCAGGGCTGGTTTACACAAGGTGTAGTGGAGTTTCTGGAAGGGAAAAATATCGGTATTAAGCGAACAGTTCGTTTGCATGAATCTGGGGCTTTACTTCTAACATTACCACTTCTTGACATGCCAGCAACTGGAGAAGCAATTCTGGTTTATCCGGGTTGTGATAAACGACTCGATACATGTACTAATCGATTTAACAACCGTGCTCGGTTCCGTGGTGCACCATTTGTACCAGTTCCAGAAACGTCAATTTAATTTTTTAATTTATCCAAAGCCCTGCATTTAGCGGGGCTTTTTATTTGGGAAATATTTTATGGCAGTTCCTGATAAAGACGCCCTGATTGGACCTACAGTCACAGAGGCACAATTTAAAACTAATCTTGGTGCAATTGTAGATTTCATTAAACCTATTGAATTTCAAAGCCCTAACTATGCAACCACTGCTTTGTTGACTGCTTCAAGACCCATCGAAAAGCAAAGTTATGCAAAAGCTTTAGATACAGGGAAGGTTTGGCATTGGAATAAGCCTGAAGGTGCATCAGATGGTAATTATTGGGTAGAAACTGAGCTAAGTGAGCTTGATCAAGCTAACAATGAGCTCAATAATACCTTCGGTACTTCTACAAATTTATTTGACTCTTCAAAATTAATTGACGGGATTTATATTAATGTTGCAAATAATAAAGTTTTAGAGGCATCAGGTACATCTGTAGCACAAATACGGATTAGACCGAACAAAAAATATAAAATTTATAGTACAACGTATCCCGTGACCGTATGGGGAGTTTGGTATTTAACAGGTAATAGCCCTGATGGGACAGTTAATCCAGTTGCACATACTGTTTCTAGCGACGGGTATATTCATTTTTCTATTCCAAGCAGTACAACAAAGCCTTTAGCTTTATTTTTGAATGTGAAAATACCCTCTCAGTCATTTGATATTGCTAATCAATTACTGGTTCTTGAAGAGGCTGAATCACTTTCAAATATTACAAAAATAGGAACTGGCATCATACGCGATGATTTGCTGGTTTCAGATATCGATCAAGCAATTGGTTTATCTCGTCAATCAACAAATTTATTGAAATCAGCAATCAATTTGCCAAACAAATACATCCGTGCTGATGATAATAAAATCAGATCAACTGTTGGTAATAGTGTTGATGCTATTGCATTCCGCTTGACAGCAGGGACCTATTACTATTTTGCTCCTAATGCTACAGTAAATCACCTCATTGGATCCGCGCAAACTGTTGTATATGATACGGTTGTGCAGCTCATTGTGCCTGTTGTGACAGAATTCACTGGAGTGAAAAAATTCACAATTGCTGAGGAATGCTATGTATTTTTCACAACACGAATTTCAGGTATTGATATTCTTCCTAGTTTTAGGATTTCAACAAGTTCGGATGTAAAAGATGGCCTTATAACAAAAATCGCAGGGACAGAGATTTTTGCTGAAAATGGTATTAAAAGTCACGAAGCTATCGACTCTCAGTTAAGTACTTCTGAAAAATCAGGTGTCTACGTTGCAGCCTCGAATATTGAAGTGCGTAATAATTCAAGCACTAAATCTAGAATTGCAGAAGTAGAGCCAAACACAACATACTATTTTTATTCTGATTTTTGGAATGAGGACTATCTTGTTATTGCATTTTTTGAGAATAACCCAGCGGTGGGTATGCTTGGAACAAAAATTCAATTACAAAATACAGATGATGCTAATGTTAAAACGTTTACGGTTGCGAACTCTGGTTATTGTATGTTCAATACTAAAATTGGTACATCAATGAATATTGATTCAATATTTAAGATATACAAGAAGTTCTTTAGTGCAATCAATGGGTCTGAATTAGCTGATCAACATCTGAGAGCCAAAACACGATCAAATATTGAAAGCAAAAAATGGTTAGCTGTGGGCGATAGCATCACTGAGCATAATTTCAGAACGAACATGAATTATCATGATTATCTTGCATTGAGTATTGAGGGCTTAACTGTCTACAACTATGGGATAAGCGGAACAGGTTTTTTTAATCGTCACAATGTTGCAGAGACAATCACCCAGACTGAAGTTGATTTTATTACGATTTTCTTGGGAACTAATGATTGGGGGAATCAAGTAGTAGCGAATAGAAAGCAATTGGGCGTTTTCGGTGATACTGGGACAACGACAATTTCAGGCTGTATTAATACTATGCTTTTAGCATTAATTAATAAGTTTCCGCTGATTCCTGTTGCATTAATCACGCCCTTGCCAAGAGCAACGAATTATGGTCTAAATGCCGCAGATAATGCTTACGGTTATAACATTAAGGATTTATGTGATTTGTTGAAGCTGTATGCGGAACATTATTCACTACCTATCTATGACTTATATTCAAAATCAAATTTATATCCATGGCAAACAGCTTCAAATCAGCATTATTTCACAGCACCGTCAAACACTGAGCCGGATGGACTGCATCCAAATGACAACGGACATAAAGTTATTGCTCGAAAATTGAAGCCATTTTTAGAATCTCTGTAGGCTTTTAAAAGTAATAAATATGCACCTAGACGGTGTTTTTTTTATGTCAAAAATTTAGCACTTTTGATTTTATAGGTTTTAAATGAAAAATCTTGAAGCAGTACAAGAGGCGCTTACATGGCTCGGCACTCCTTATCACCACCAAGGCCGTGTAAAAGGTGTTGGGGTAGATTGCGGTACTTTGATCTGTGAGGTCTATGAGAAAGTAGGCCTTATGGATCATTTAGATCCACGGCCATATCCGCCAGACTGGCACCTGCACCAGATGGAGCAACGTTATTTAGAGCTCATTTTAGGTGTATGTGATTCAGTAGAAGGACCACCACAAGCAGGTGATATAGTTTTATATAATTTCGGCAAATGCATCAGTCATGGTGCAATTGTCATTGAGTGGCCTCAGGTCATTCACAGTTATCTCCATCAGGGAGTCTTCATCCAAGATGGTACCAAAGGAAGTTTAGCCCGCCGTATAGCGGGCTTTTTTCGTATGAAGAGGCTGAAAAAATAATGGGTGGATTATTTGGTGGTACCACGATTAGTACAACGGATACCCGTATTAACTCAATGCGAATCCAGCAGTCAGCTTATGGCCTTTGCCAGCCTTTGGTGTATGGCAAAACCCGTATAGCGGCAAACATGTTTTGGTACGGTGATTTCTTGGCAACCCCTCACACTACGGTTGAGAAGTCAGGGGGTAAGGGCGGGAGCACTAAAACCAGTAATACAACATTTAGTTATAGTGCTTCACTCATGCTTGGGTTATGTGAGAACCAGATTAAGAAGATTGGCCTGATTTGGGTTGATAAAGATCAATACATACCAAAGCAAGAAGGATCTATTACGCTAGATCCAATCGACCAGCTAAAGTTTGAATTATACGATGGGAATAATAACCCGCCGTGGGGTTGGTTAGTTTCAAAACATCCGGATCAGGCAATTAACTATCCTTTTTTAGGATATGTCGCATGTGCTAATTACGAGATGGGAAATAGTGCCAGCCTTTCAAATCATAACTTTGAAGTGATCAGCACGATTACATTGTCAGATACAATTGATGATGCTAATCCCGCAGATGTGATTGAAGACTTCATTACACACCCACGTCATGGGGCCGCGCCTAATTTAAACATGGCCGATTTAGAAGAGTTCCGAACTTATTGCCGTGCTGCCAATCTTTTAATTAGCCCAGCATTTACTGAGCAACGTGCAGCATATGAAACTATCAATGAGATTGTTGAGGCTGTTAATTGTGCTGTGGTACCAAGTCCAGACGGTTTAAAAATCCGTTCTTTTGGTGATTCTGCTATCACTGGTAACGGTGTTACTTTTACTCCGGATCTCACACCCGTTTATCACTTAAATGATGATGATTTTATTAGCGATGATGAGCCGGTTCGAGTGCGCCGAAGTCGTGATACAGATGCTTATAATCATGTGCAGATTGAATACATCAATCGATACAACCAGTACAACACAGAAACGACAGAAGCCAAGGACCAAGCCAATATTGAGATGTTTGGCTTACGCACTGAAGATCCAGTAGAAAACCACTTCTTTTGTGAGCCTAAAATAGCTCGTCATGCTGCACAGCTTCGCTTACAACGTCTACTCTATGTGCGTAATGAATATGAGTTTACCTTAGGCTGGAAATACTGCCGACTGGAGCCGATGGATATTGTCACTATTACAGATGAAGCACTGGGGCTAAATCAATTTCCAGTACGTATTACACGTATAGAGGAAGATGAGTTCGGTGAATTAACTATTACAGCTGAGGAGCTGGCCATAGGTTCAAGATCTGCCATTGAATACGATTCACAAGCATCAAATGGCTATCAAGGTGGTAATGAAGAACCGGGTAATGTGAATGCGCCAGTTATTTTTGAGCCGCCACTAGATCTTACAGATGGAAAGAATCAAGTATGGGTAGCGGTATCTGGCGGCATTAATTGGGGCGGCTGTAATGTGTGGATCAGCCTTGATAATACGACCTATGAAATGATTGGTACGATTTATGGTTCTGCACGATATGGCCAATTAGTAACGGCCATTGATGCAGATGACAGAGCTCTACAAGTGGAACTCAATACAGTAAGCCAGATTTTTAGCGGAACCTTAGAGGATGCGCAAGCCGACCAAACACTTTGTAAAGTCGGTGACGAGTATTTCAATTATCAAGTGGCCACTTTAAACGGATCAGGGCTTTATACTTTAAGTGATGTTTTGCGTGGACGTTTTGATGATTCGCAAAATCATAGTGCAGGTGAACCGTTTGTACGTCTTGATCGGGCTATCTTTAATTATCCTTTCAATGAAAATCTGGTGGGTAAACAGATCTTCTTAAAGTTCACCAGCTTTAATGGCCTAGAGCGTAAAGAGCAAACATTATATGAGGTCACAGCATATAGCTATACATTATCTGGTGGACGTCCTGCGGGTGTTAAGGGGTTATCGCTGCAATCGCCGTTTGTTGGTACCACGTTTAAAGTTCAATGGCAGAGTTCAACCGGTGCAGCTGGCTATCGTGTTCAGGTGTGGTCAAATGGTGCGATGATTCGACAAGTTGATACAACCAATACGGATTATAGCTATTCAATTGAAGAGGCTAGGCAGGACGGAATAGGCCGAGCTTATACAATACGTGTTGCGAGTAAGAACGGTGACCAGATCAGCACCTTTGCTGAATTAAGTATTAGTAATCCGGTACCGCCAATACTTCTAAATGTTTATACAGCTGCTACGGTTGATTCTATTACAGTGAATTGGGTACCTAGTGAAGTACCAGACCTTAAAGATTATGCGGTATGGCTCAGCAGTACCCCTAATTTTAATCCAGCTCAAACACCACCTACATGGACCGGCACAGCTTTAACAATCACTTTGGGAGGGTTACAACCAACTACTCCATATTATATTCGTGTCGCCTCGCGTGATGTGTGGGAAAACACGGTCTGGAACTATACAAATCAGATTACTCAAAGTACTTCTGAAGGTTAATTTTAATTATTTCATTAGCACCCGATAGGGTGCTTTTTTTGATCCAAATTTAAGGAGCCTATTATGGCCGAACCTATTAGCACAGCAGGTGCAAGCGCATTTTTTAAAATTTATGGAATGGCCATTGTAGTCATTCTAAGTACGGCTCTTATTGCACTTGTTGTGATGATGATACGTATGCCTAAGAACCCACAAGAGTGGGCGGTAGGGCTGATTTGTACAGTGGTTTCAAGCATCACAGGTGGGTCATTTTTTATTATGAAGTTTGGTCTACATGAGTGGGTAAACAATGTTTGGGGTGTTTTAGCGCTTGGCGGGTTTTTCTTCGCATGTGGATTGCCCGGCTGGTTCATTGTCCGGATCACGGCTAATTTTATTAATCAGCGGGAGGGTAAAAACATCGTGGAAGTTGTTAAAGAATTAAAGAAAGAAGTTAAAGGTGATTAAAAAATGAATATCGAACAATATCTTGATGATTTGATTAAACGTGAAGGCGGTTATGTTAATAATCCAGCGGATCGAGGAGGGGCAACCAAGTTTGGTATTACTGAAGCAGTAGCGCGTACAAACGGTTTTAAAGCCAGTATGAAAGACTTACCTCTTGAGGTGGCCAAGTCTATTTATCGTAAACAATACTGGATCTCACCGCGTTTTGATCAGGTGAATGTAATAAGCTCGTTAGTTGCTGAAGAACTTCTAGATACCGGCGTGAACTGTGGTACCGGATTTGCAAAGCCACTTTTACAACGTGCATTAAACTTACTGAATAACCAAGGTAAAGCAGGTTTTCCAGATCTTGAAGTTGATGGGGTTTACGGTTCAGTGACTTTAAATGCTCTAAAAACTTTGCTGGCCAAGCGTGGCAAAGAAGGAGAAAAGGTTTTACTTCGAGTTCTTAATATTATGCAAGGTCAGCGATATATTGAAATCTGTGAACGTAATCCAAGTCAGGAACAATTCTTTTACGGTTGGATCAGAAATCGAATTTCTTAAGTTGATAAAAAGCCCTGAACATTCAGGGCTATATATTGTTTACTTTCGGCAATCGCTATCCCCCAATTCATCTTTGGTATAAGTGTCATTAATCTTTTTCAACCACAATTGCTCTTTCTTGCCAATCCAAGTAAATATGTCGCTGTAAATAGCTTGATGCTTGGAAGGTAGTTCGTTTTTAGATTGTCTAATAAATTTAGCCATCCAACACAAATCATTTAATTTACGTGCATTTAAGCTTTCTTCAATTACGAAATCTTTCCCCACCTCATTCTCAAAAGTACGCAAAATATCAGCTTTCTCTAATGTCGAGTAAATCATTGCCTTTTTAAGATCAGTAGGCTCTGATTGTATGGCTTTTTGATATACGCGATGATCTGAAATAATTACATTAACCGCGCCACGGGTTGCATTTACCAATGCCTCACGATCATTATTGACTTGTGTATTAGCGCATCCGCTAATAGCCAATAATAAAAAAGGGGCAAGCAGTTTTTTAGAAAAGTTGTTGATCGCCAACACTATGAGGGTCTCCGTTGTATTCTCTATTTTCTTTCATGATTTGAATTACTTTAGGGTTGTAATCCTGATTGAACACCTTCTTAAACATGTCTCTATTAATAAATAGAGGTCCATTGTTTCTTCGTAATTTTGTTAGATCAACACTTGCTGTAGCGACGTCTAACTTTGCAAATGTATCTTTTAAGTCTTCAATTTTTCCGTATATTTCTTTAGCCTGGTCAAACTTACTTAGATTTCGTAATTCAAGCAGTTCGTCAACCGCAAATGCACTTAAAAAGCGTACTTTAAAGGCTGTTTGTTGAAACTCACCGACAATTCGTGCACCTTCTTTCATGGCATGTTTTAGAACATAATTATGGAAACGAATATACATTTGAGTATGAAAACCCGGATCAGCTAAAAGTCTGTCATCATATTTATTCATATCCCATTCCATGCCGAACCGTACAGCCATTAGCAACTCAATGGTGTTTTTAACTTCTACCCAATGATTAATACCCATCATGAAGTTGTAAGGTCGAGCCATATAATAGTTACGAATTTTGATATGGTCATTACAAAGAGGCTCGGTTATTTCACATACTTTTTCTTCATGGGGGTAAGCATCCCATGCAGGTGATGAGCCAGGTATATTGCGACTATAAGGGTTTCCTAAATTATTATCAGACATTCTTAATTCCACTCTGGCATAGGCTTAGATAAGTCAAAAGTCGTTAAATCAACTTCTTTAGCTTCGGTACCCGTTTTAATTAGTTCTGTAAAACCACTTTTATCGGTAAATCCTTCTATTTCAGTACCGTCAGGCCCTTTTAATTTGAAGTATTGCTGTGCAAGCGGTTTACCAGATTCTTGATCTTTTAACTGAAATTTAATTCCATGTTCGTCGGTCTGGGGCACAAAGCTATCTTGAGTGGCGTTATTTGTTTGGGAGCCTTGAGCGGTACCACCACCATTATCCTGAACAACTAGACTCTGTTTTGGTAGCAATTTGCAGCCACAAGATAAGCTATCACCGGCACGAGCGGCCATCTTACCAAAAATATTCATATATGGATCGCCAGACACGATGGTAGCGACAACTTTATGGGTCGGACATGTTGCTTTATCACCGACACAAGCAACGGCAATACCGTCAATAAGGAACAGACTGTTCCCTGAAATTACTTGGCCGCCTCCAGTAGTGGGACAGCCGATTGTTATATATGGGGTTGCCAATTCAATTCCCTGCTATTTTCGTGAAGTAGAGTAATGATAACCAAGAGGGGTAGACAGTGCTGTATAGTTTTATTTATCAGGATGCACAGCTCATATGATTGAAGTCAGTACTTGTATGAAAACCCTTTTTAGTAAGCTGATTGATAAATAACTAATCTCTTAAAAGCCTATAGTAATGTTTTTTATTCATTTCTTGTAATTGATGTTGAATAGAATCATCAAAATCTATTTCATAGTAAATTTTTAAATCTGTAGAATTATTTAATAGCAATTCAAATAAATAAGCCATATTGTATCTAAGTGAAAGCATATTACATAAATAACCGTTTAATAAATCTATTAGTTTTTGAAGCTTAGGGTTATCTTTTTCATTATTTTGTAAAGCTTCATGATAAAGGTCATGCAGTTCTTCTGTAAGAAGATTAAGTGGTTCAATTAACAAAGTAATATTTTTTAGAGATTGCCTCACGTGCGGATGTAAATATTGATAATGTTTATTCAATAATTCATTTGCTGAAAATAGAACAATTCTTGCAGGAACTATGACATCATAAACCCCAGTCTTTCCACCATTTTTTTTATTTAATGCGTATTCATAACTGGGGAATAACTCTTCAAAATCTTTAAGAGTAAAAACAATTTCATCTTTTAATTCCTCTCTTAAAGCATATATCAATCGTTTTCTTTCAAAATGGTTTTTTATATTCTCTATAAAGGGAATGGTTATAATACCTAAGAAAATAGTTATGAATGGGGCAAGTAAGGGAAGTAAAGTTTTTAATTCTATTGAGCTCACAAATTTTTACCAATATATAAAATTACTTATTTTAATCTTTTATTGTTAATAACTCATCCCACCTAAACGGATTTCTACTAAGTTTATCTCTCGACATGGACCAGTTACGCCCCGGCACATAACATGGACCAACACCTAATTTTTTCTTTCCGAACTTACTATGGATACCATCCATAGCCTGCATCAAACATTCCTTTTTCTCTATCTGCTCAAAGTCTGTTAAAAGGTCATAAGTATGGCCAGATTTGGGCTCTAGCGCGGTTAGTATTACTCCGCATTTCTTATATTTGATACATTCTTTATAAATGTGAGAAACCATTTTTACGGCTGCTTTTACAAAATCAATCGCGCAATCCGTAGGTTCAGAAAACGAACCTGTGATTGATTTGTTGTAGAAAGGCATATTTGGGTCAAAGGGATTTGATTGTACGAATGCAATCATACATCCACATAACAAACCTTCATCCCTTAAGCGTTTACACGCATCTTGAGCATACATTGAGATTGCTTCTTTTAGATCCGTTAATTCAGTTACGCGACCACCGAAAGACCGGCTTGCAACTATTTGCTTTTTTGAGGGTGGGGTGTGCTCGATCTCGATGCATGAGATACCTTGTAATTCATAAATGGTTCTTGCCATCACAATTGAAAATTTCTTTTGCATCTCTCGAGGTTCTGCACAGGCCAGATCTAAAACATTGTTAATACCCATAGCTTGCAGCTTTTTTGAGTGCTTTCGGCCAACCCCCCAGACCTCACTTACATCTATTTGGGCAAAGTAATACTCTTTGTTGCAAGGGTCCATATTCACGAGGTCGCAAACACTGTTAAAGCCGGGGTTCTTTTTGGCTATATGGTTAGCTATCTTCGATTCCGTTTTACTTCTACCAATACCGACGCAAACCGGTAAGCCTAACCACTTCCAAATTTGTTGGCGCATCTCTTGGCCAACTTTCTCTAAATCAAAGTTCTTCTCATAAGCTGTGAAATCAACAAAGCACTCATCAATTGAATAACTTTCAACCTCTTCTTCAGTGACGTACGAGCCTAAAATTTTGTGAAATCGCCGTGACATCTCAGCGTAGAGTGCATAATTACTCGAAAGAACAATTACGTTGTGCTGTTTAACTATCTCTTTAATTTGAAAGAGGGGAACACCCATAGAAATGCCGAGTGCCTTAGCTTCATTTGAACGGGCGACTGCACAGCCATCGTTATTGCTGAGAACGATAGTGCTTTTATTATTCAAACTTGGATTAAAGACTCTTTCACATGAGACATACATGTTATTTACATCGATGAGAAAGAAGACTTTGTTTTCATGTTTCATGACTAATTTCTTATCATTTTAATGATGCAGGTGACAACGCCCCAGATAAGTAGTTCTTGGCCTTCTTGTAGATAGATATTTTTATATTCTGGATTTTCGGCTTTGAGCCATTTCCTAGACTCTTCAATCATTAAGCGCTTAACCGTAAAATCATTATCAATTAGTGCCACGACAATATCGCCGTGTTTAGCATCTAAGCTACGATCGACAATGAGCTCGTCATCAATGTCGATGCCAGCGTTGAGCATTGAGAGTGATGCGACTTTGACAATGAATGTTGCAGTTTCATTTTTTATTAAGTGCTCATTCAGATCCAGCGCTTTATCAATGTAGTCCTGAGCTGGGGATGGGAAGCCTGCGTTAATCTTTTCTAATGCGTAGGGGATAAGCATGTGAGTAGTTGGAATAACTTGCTTGAATGATAAGGCTTCAGATAAAACAACACCTTGTAAGTATGGTTTTATCTGGATAATGGATGGTGCAATTTCGCTCATAGAATATCCCCTAACTTGAATTTGTAACATATTCAAGATGATATGCTAGAGCTTAGTTAAATTTCAAATTTAAAAACTTGTGGATAAATAATGACTAGTCGTAACTTGTCGCTCATTATTGTGCGTTTGGTCGGAAATTCATCATCTAGCATTAGTATCTATGTCAATTAGTAAGTTGACGATCCGTATAAATCTTTGAAGTAACTCTAAAAATCCCTCTATTTTAGGTTTATTAGATGGGTTATTAATATGTTCAATTACTGCATTACACTTAAGAACATACTCTTTAATTTCTTCGTACTTCTTATCGAAAAAAGGAAAATTGGGTAATTTTATATTTTCCAAATTGATAATTTCTAACTTATTTAAATTCTCAATTTTTAAATTTAAATCACTTAAATCTTTAAGTAATAAAGGATCAAATGAAAGATTAAGATTAGGATGATTTTGAATAATATTTTTAATTTCTTTTTTTAATATATTATTTATATCTGAATTTGCAGTAAAAGAATCTTCCATATCTTGATAAGTTTCATTAACTGAAAGTGAATTTTTAATGTCATTAACAGAATCTGGGTTAATTTCTAAATTCAATGAGTTATTTGTGTGCTTTAAAAAGTCATTTATATTATAGATATAAAATTTTTCAACAGACGATTCCTTGAACATCTCTTGCTTTAATTCTGGTCTAGCACCAAGAATTTTTTTTCCATTAAGATTTTCAACTATTCGCCAATCCTCTTTAACATCTTCACTGATAAAAACAATATTTTTGATATTCGGGTCTTTTGCATATTCTATGATTTGTTTAAATATTATTAAATCCCCAAATTTTGATTTATAAGTTAATCCATTGAAAGAAAAAACATCATTATCTTTTGCTATTCCATCTTTGTATCCAGGTGGAGTCATATTTTTATATCGTTTCTCACCTTCTTTAAATACTTCTTCTAATAGAACTTGAGTATTATAAATATTTTCACCTAAGCTATTATTTTTAAAAATATTATCAAATTCATCTCTAATATAGTCTTTCGAGTTAAGATAAATTTTATCTTGATCTATATCAGCTATTAATTTTTTGATATTCTCAATTTCCTCTTTTAGTAAATTTCTAACATCATCAATTTCAGATGAGATATTCGCTATAATACTCTCTACTTTACTGTGAATATTAGGATGTTTGCTTTTAGTAGAGAGTTTACTTTTAAATGTTTTAAAAACAGTATCATCAAATGATATTGACTCAAGAAAATCATCAGTTTCTTTTTGCATATCTTGAATATAAATTCTATGATTTTTTATAACTTTTAATCTATTTCTTTGGAACTCAAGTGCCACGTGGTGTGGTATCCATAATCTAGGATTCAAAAATTTCAAAATATTTAAAAAGTCTTCTCTAGTTTCTTTTTGAAATGAATATAGGCTTAATAAGACATTAGTATCTAAAACGAATCGGGTATTAGGACTTTCCCAAATAGATTTTAAATATTCTTCATCATGATTTTCATAAAAAGAGATAAAAGCGTCTTTCATAAGTAATAAATTTTAGTAAATTTTAGTAAAAGAATTTATATGAAGTTTTATTAAAAAACAACAGGAAAAGGGTACTATCTCTTTCTTATAAAACTTGATGTATTAAATTCCCCAACCGGCATTTCAAAGAAAAATTGATCAGCATCTTCATTTTTACAGTTCAACCAGTCTTCTCGATATTCTTCAGGGATAACAATAATCGACCGTTTCTCATCCTCAGGTTTATGAAACTGCGACATGAAAGGGTGGTTATCAGCATTGATTGTAAGCATAGACATCGATCTGACTTGCTGTCCATCGATCACGGTTGAATCATATATAGCTGCTACCGTAAAAGGTAAGCCGTCTTCTCTATAAATTCCCCAACGTTCTGCTTTACCGTTTACGTAACGTGGTTCATAAATCTTTTCGACTGGTATTAGTGCAAACTGGTTTTTAGCCCACGCATGTCGGAAGCTCGGCTTTTTATTCACCGTCTCAGTTCTGGCGTTGTAGGTATACTTTGAGAATTTTAAATCATGGTTCCAAGGTGGAATCATGCCGAACTTTACTTGACGCCATTCAATATTCCCATCTTTAGAAATAATAAGAGGGCAGTCGTAACCCGGGTAAACATCGGCCTTATAGTCGAAGGTAGGTTCGAGTAAATCTAAAAGGTGTACCCGGTCTTTTGATATTGGTTCGTAGTTAGCACACATATTAAGATCCCTCTAAAATTATTTAATCAATCCTATGTCAACTATGTATTAAACTTACTACCATATAATTATTACTTAAACCCAATGACCATCCTATCTCTTTGTAAAATGGCTCACCATATTTTATTGTGTATTCAATATAAAAGTAGACCCAATCTTTCATTTGCTAATTCTCAATTATGTAGTAAGCGATTTAATATTTAGGACCATCTTAACCAGCCCAACTATTCACGATATCTGCTTATAATAATATTGTTATGCTCAATCCACTTTTCTTGCATATTCCTTATTGATTTTTGTTCAAAGTAGATTCGGTTTTTGATCAAAGCTTTTGAAATGCCAGATAACACAACATTTTCAATCATATTCATAGCTTTGCGAAGATCATCAAAAGTTACTTGGACATATCCATCGGTTACATCGTTGTCATCATCACCAACCATGTGATTGATGAGTTTTTTAATTGTGTAACTACCAATCGCTAGACTATTTGCGATAGTTCCGAAGGTTCTCCGCAAATCATGAAATGTAAATTCAATACCAGTTGCTTCAGTTATCGTATGACGAGCTTCACGCTTATCAACGATATGTGAATCAGGCGTATCTCCAGCGAAAACGTATTTATTATTGCCAGCAAGTTTTTTACGTTCTGCCAAGATATACCAAAGCATTTCTCCCATCGGTAGGAGAAGGTCTTCATGATTTTTCGGATCCTGAATTTTTATAGTTCCAT